ATAATTTAAACTTAGTCACTCACTTCGATATAGTCGACGATGAGGACGGATGGACAGTCTTTGTCAATTTCTCCCAAGGGAAATATGAGTCTCTGGAATCGTTTGAGTCTATCAAGGAAGCCGATGAATACATTGAGGCACTTTTAACATGAAAACGCAAACCACGCCGGAAGAAAACGAAAAAGAGAGAATCCAAGCATTGATAGATTTTTTTGAGTCCTTTATCCAGCTGAGTCGAGAAGATAGCCCTCGGATCTGGGCTGCAGCAGTTACGCGCCTCCAAGGTGACATATACTACAAATCTGGCATTCCCTACGACCAGTACGCGGAATCTCTTCTCGAGGCTTCAAAGTTCTATATCTGTCTGTGGGAGCGTGATGAAGTGTAAAGGCTGTCTCTAGACTTCTTCCCCAGATCTTTAATTACTCTCGACAAATCAATTTATCTTTGCTAATCACCAGCTTATTACATAATGAGCTGGCGCATGGGTTCTTACGACAATGGCAACTTTTCTGGGTTAGGCTACATTGATCCTTCAGATGTAGATGCCAAAAACGTTAAGCTCCAAATGTCGCATTTCTATCAGTCTTCTTATCCCTCTAATGGCGTTTACTGGCAACAAGGAAGCATCGACAAGCGCTTTAAGGTAGGAGATCAATCTCTCTACACCATGATGTATGGAGAAAACTCTTACTATCAAGCACGCAGATTCTTTTTCAATCTCTGCCGTCGCCAAGTAAACATGGTGGCTGGGTACCAGCGCAAAAATCGCAAGTCGACCGTCACTATGCCTAACCTTAAAAACGATGGGTTAGCCGACGACTACAATGCTTGTTTACGCTGGAGTGAAGATCGAGACGGCTTCCAGGAGTATTTCTCTCAAGCATTTGAAGGTGCTCTAGACACAGGGATGACTTTGCTACATCTCTATCCTGACTATACCTACGACCCCATCTCAGGCGATCTATTCACCGACCAGGTAGCTTACAATAATTTCTTGATAGATCCCTACTGGCGCAAGATGGACTTTTCAGATTGTACGGCAATCTGGCGGAGACGTTGGGTAACGAAAGGCCAAGGTAAGGCTTTGCTTCCTGGCCAAGCGAAAGAGATCGACAAAATGATGCCCTCTGGAATTAAAGACGGGCGCTTCCCTCTACAAGCTGAGCTGATCAATCTAGACACCAATGTTCTTTTCCCTTACGACGAATTCCACTACAGAGCCACACGGGAAGCTACAATGGTCCTAGATCCTAAGTCGGGTGAAGCTATCGAGTGGGTGAAAGAACCGGATGACGATGAAGACATGATGCAACGCACATTAGCCAAGCAACCGTGGCTAGTGATCAAAAAGCAACAAGTGCCGACTGTAAAACTTGCCATCGTAATGGGTAGTCGAGTTTTGTATAATGGTAGAAATTTATTGAATATTGATTCCTACCCGATGGTGCCGCTCCTCTGTTACCACGAGCCTGACATTCAGTCGTATGCGTGGAGGGTGCAAGGAATTATTAGAAACCTTAGGGATGCTCAGTTCCTCTATAACCGTCGCAAGGTCATTGAGCTTGAAATCATGGAGTCTCAAATTAATTCTGGATGGATTTATCCGGTAGATTCTGTGGTAGATCCGAAGGCTTTTCGACAGTCAGGTCAAGGCTTCCTGATACCCATGAAAGCAGGGCATACAGCTCAAGAACTACAGCGCATTGAAGCTCCAGCAATACCTCAATCAATGATTGAGCTCTCTCGAGCCTTATCCGAAGACATTTCAAAAATTTCAGGTGTTAATGAAGAACTACTGGGATCAGCCACAGATGACAAAGCGGGAATCCTCAGCGTATTACGCCAAGGCGCGGGCCTCACAACGCTTCAGAGTATTTTCGACAAGGCGGATTACTCTCAACGGCTATACGGGAAAATCCGACTGGAAGCGATACGCAATAATTTTTCTAAAGGCAAGGTTAGATCGATCCTCGGAAGGGATCCTGACCCTCGATTTTGGACAGCGAGCGCTATTAAATATGCAGTGGTTGTCGAAGAAGGCAATTATAGTACGTCGCAGCGGCAAATGGAGCTCCAGCAACTATTGCACTTTAAACAGATCGGGATGCCCATTCCCGATCAATCCATACTTAATGCGGCATTTATTACGAATAAGGCAGAAATCATCGCTCAAATGCAACAGTCCTCCCAGCAGCAACAGCAGCAACAGCAACAGCAAGCGCAAGTCCAGCAGCAAAAAGATTCAGCCGATATCATGCAAAAGTACTCTATCACCCGTTCTAATTTGGCTCAGGAAAAAGATCGTATGGCTCAAGCACAGGAGCGCTTGGCCAAAATCGATGAGATCGAAGCCAACACACAGTACAAAAAAGCCGAAGCAGACATGAACCTTGTTAAGATGATGATTAATTTGGAAGACATGGATTTGGCTAATTTTAAAGCTAGTTTTGAAATGGCTGAATCAATTAAGCAGAACAATAACCCGAGGCAACAAATGTCTCAACCCATAGGAGAGTTATATGGCTAAGAAAGAAAAATCCACTAAAGCTGTTTTACCTAAAGAGCAGTGGGAAAGAAATCAAGGCGAGCTTGGACAATCATGCAATGAGAAATACGCTACAGAAATGGGAAATCCTGAAGAGCTTTCGAGAAGTACCGCAGGACTTGCTAACTACGTTAGAAAAAACTTAATGAAACAAAGCTAAGAGGCTGTACATGGCTAAGCAAAGTCCCGGCCTTGCGCCTTTGGGATGGGCTCCAGGCTCTAAGGAAAAGCTGGAAGGGCCTAAAAAGAAGCATGACAACCATGGTCCGGATGCGTCTGTCCCTGCAAAAGGAAACGCTCCGGTAAATGGTAAGCAGCATTGGGAGCAGCACTATAAGTATGACCCCACCGCTACTAATACTCCGGCCGGAGCCTTTTTGCCTAAGAGATCAAAGGATCGGCCTCAGCCTCATAGTAAAGTCAACGAGTGCGACCATTGAAACGCAAAAGGCTTACTGCTGGGGAGAAATCCCTCAAAGCTTCTCTAGACTCGGCTACCTATAACGGGGTAGAAGTAGCCGAAGCCACTTTTGATAACTTGCATGCCCAATTGCTAAAGAATGCGCATGACCATATTTCCAAAATTGATGAACCTGAGTTCTTTGTCGTGTGGGTACGAGCTGGAGATCCTCTCCTCCATAATGTCCGAAGATATAAAATTTATTCTTATCCACATCTCCCTTCTCCTCGCCCTGAGCAGGCTGTGTTTTTATATATTAAAGCGCAAGACTCCTTGACCCGCATATGGTCTTTACCCCCCGCTAAGATAATGGCTGCTATCTCTGAAGCGTCAGTGGTGGATAAAAAATGGGCTAAAACAAAACGATGGTGTGACGCGTTTTTCGATGGAAAACTGTGGGAGTTAGCTCGTACTGAACAGAAATTCAATCATCTGAGCGAATATGAGTATTTAAATGCTAACCGCGAAAAACTCATCAAGGCGGGCTGCAAGGAGGGATCTCCCGTGGGTGCCGAGCCCTTTGATTTCTCCAAGATCTCTACCAATCAGGTCGTAAACTCTCAGGCGACCGTCCTTTAACAAAATATTCTGAATCTTTACAGGCAAACACAGCACTTCTATAGGAACATTAGCCCCCATGAATTGGAGGGTAGTTCGGTAAAAGGCTAAGTCTTGTGCAAGTTTTTCTTTGGAATCTTTCTTTGAATCGGCTATCTCGAAATCTGAATCATCTTCCATAGGAGTAGCCAATGAGTTTAAATGCCAACAACACTATCCCCACTACCATACCACCTGAACCAATTACTAATCAATCAACTCCTGAAAACAGGAGCAGCGGTCCCGAGTCCGTCGAAGATACCAACTGGAAAAAATTCAGAGAAGAAAGAAAAAGGGAAAGGCAAGAATCGGAAAAAGATAAGCAAGCTCTCGCTAAGAAAGCCGAAGAAGTGGCTGCGCTTAAAGCAGTGGTGGAAGCGCTGGCTTCCAAGCCTAACCACTCTATTGAAGACACCTCCGATCTAAGTGAGGAACAAAGAATTCGTGAGCTTGTCGGTAAAGAAATGGCCGAAAGAGAAAAGGCTATGGAGGGACAGCGAGCGAAACAAGAAATCGAAGAACTCCCCGTCAAACTGGCGAAGACCTACGATAAATTTAACGAAGTTTGCTCCTCAGAGAATTTGGATTATCTCGAGTATCACTTTCCCGAAGTGGCAGCAGCGTACGCCAATATGCCCAATAACTTTGAAAAATGGGGCAATATTTATAAGGCTGTTAAGAGATTTGTGCCTAATCCCGATAGCGGACCTGAAAAAAGAAAAGCTGAACTAAATAATTTAAGGCCACAGTCTATGTCCGCTCAAGGAGCAACAGCCACAGGGGATCATGCCCCTCGGGTAGTGACGGATAAGATCCGAGCTGAGAACTGGGCACGGATGCAAAGAACCATGCGCAAAGTGATTTAGTTGTCTTAAATTATTTAATCCTTTAATCCAAAGAAAGCAGAATAGCTGAATTGAGAAGTCGCACTTCCTGCTTTCGCCGTACAAGGTCTCGCAAGCCTAAGGCTGTATCGTTAGACGCCTCTAACAATTAACTAAAAACTAATTATTAGAGGCTTATGACATCAACAACTGGAATTACCAATATCCAGAACATGGCTCCCGAGTTGCCATTGCAATTCTCGGAAGACTTACTGTCTACTCCCATGTTCAATCTTATCCACTCCTTTGGAGCGGATCTACACTACGCAGAAGCTCATATAGGAAGAGTCACTAGGATGTCTCGCTATGAGCGACTTTCTACCGCAGGTGGCTACCTGGATGGCAGTGGAATCGATCCCGCCCCAGAAATCGTGGTCCGCAGCGACATTGATGCAGAAACAGAAATCTACGCTAAAACTGTTGTAATTAACGAGCAAGTAACTCTGTTCGAAAATGACAAAGTCTTAACTAAGTTCACAGCATTACTTGGACAATGGTTAAGGGAGAAGGAAGATTTACTAATGAGAGATCTTTACTCCAGTTCTGTGAGTTATATAAATGCGGTAGGGGGAATCAACGGGCAACAGCCTAGTGAAATCTCAAGAAATGATATTAACAACATCGAACGGATACTTCTTGGTAACGACGCAAGAACGATGCTCGAAGGTATCGACGCGGACCTAAAGTTCGGCACAGCACCCACCAGGGACGCCTTTATAGCTCTAGCTTCGACGGATATTACTCCGGACTTGCAAAACGTGCAAGGCGTGCTCCTCAAAAACGCTTACCCTGATCAGTCCGGATTGCGTCCTGAAGAGTATTGCTCGGTTTCCCGTTTCCGCTTCTTCGTGTCTTCCAAAGCTGCAAAGATTCCTGGGATTTCGCAGCCAAGTGGACAAACAGTTTATACGATCCCAATGTACGGCCTAGAAGCCGCTGCTAAGATCGATCAAAACAACTACTCCGCAATTTTGGGCTATAGACCACCGTTTGTAGTTTCTAGCGTTGCGCAGAACAGCCAGTTGTACGCCAAGTTTGCGATTGCTCGAGCAATCACTAACCAAAACTGGATCACTGGCCTAAACGTAACCCAAAGACTATAAGGAGAAAAATGGGACTAACTATACTTACGCAAGGTTCTTTCTTGTCAGCAGGTGTTCCCGTCAACATCCCGTTGCCGTCTTCTGCCGACTACTTCAAAACCATTAACATGACGCAACTTGCTACGACACAAGCTACAGGTCGCGGTTTTATGTTTGAATGGTACGGTAACCCTTCGTTTGCTGTTAATAGCGCAATCGAGTGGTTCAAAACCAACTCCTCTCACGCAGTTAATATGAATTTGGTGACGACTGGCGGATTTAACTACGTCACTTCTTATCCATCACCAGAAACACCATTTGTAGGAACAGCCATTACCGCTGCATCTCCTGCTGTGGCTTCCGGCTTTACTGGTCTTCCGTATAATAACGGAGATAGAGTAGTACTGTATAACACTACTGGAATGGCTCAGATTGGGGGAATGGAGTTCACAGTTTCTTCCGTGTCTACGACTGGCTTTACATTACTCGGTCTTCCTGCTGCAGCATTCGCTGGTCCAGCTACGGCCGTTACAGCTAGACGGATAGCCCCTTTCAATCAGATGCTCCCAGAGTGGATGTATGTAACGGCAATCAGCCAAGCAGCTCAAGCTGTGGTAACTGTGTCTGTAGATCCTACTAAATTGGTATGGGTAGGACAAAAGCTGGTGTTCAAAATTCCATATTCCTATGGAATGGTTCAACTAAATACTAACTACTCTACTGGAACTCAAGATCTTCCAGCGGTGGTTACTGCGGTTAACTACGCGGCTTATCAGTTTACTATCAATGTAAACACAACTGGATTCACTCCGTTTGCGCTTCCTGCGTCTACAGGGTCTCCAACCAACCCAGCATTTGCCACAGTGGCTCCGGCGGGATCTGCAACGCAATACAACCCCGTGTTACAAACCTTCACAGGGTACAACTTCGACTTGCAGCCTTTCCGAACAAGCTTAGTCACGCCCTATATGAACCTCCAAAGTGGCCCACAAAGCCCGGCGGGAAGTTCAGGGGATACTATTTTGTGGCAAGCCTACAAGATGGAACAGACGCAATATCAGGGCGTTTAAGAAAATTGACATTTTGAGAAATAAAAACTCTCAAAATGTCTCTTTGGGAGGAAAATGGCAGCAATTTTGACCGATCAAGGGGCAAATACCTTTCTTCCTCCTTCTCTGTTAGTCCCCATGCATTTACCGATTACGGCAATAACTCAAGCTTTGCCGATGGTGATTACTGTGAAGTTTCAACTTCCTTTTGCTAACTACATTGTAGGCCAGCTTGCGCGACTTACCGTCCCTTTTTCCTATGGCATGTATCAAGCAAATGGGCTCACAGTTCAAATTATCGCTATCAATGGAAACAATTTTTCCGTAAATGTGGATTCGACCCAATTTGACGCGTTCACCATCCCTGCATTTGGTAAAGAGATGCCAGCATCTATCGCGCCAGCAGGAAGCAGGAACACGTATAATTTTACAACTTTGCCATTTCATGCATTAAACGGAATGGTTGGAAACTAAGGATTAATATGGAAATGACTTTTATTACAGAGAACGGGCTAGAGCATGGATTGATTAACACCGTCGGAAATTCTGTTCCCGACGATGGAATGAAGCGATTTGCCGAGAAGGATAAAGAAGAAATGCGCAAGAAGAAAAAAGAAGCTGAGAGAATCGTTTCAGCGCAATATTTCAATAAAGATGGAGCCAACGAAAGGCTAGAGCGACCTTATATGGATTGGGCTGGCCAGCCTATTACCATGTGGAGATTCAT